AAAAATGGTATTTTTATTTAATGCTTTAGATAGTGGTTGGTCAATTAAAAAAAAGAAAGATTCATATATTTTTACGAAAAATCATGAAGGAAAAAAAGAGATTTTTGATGAAAATTATTTAGCGATATTTATGAAGGATCATTCAGATATAAATAAATTACTTTCGTAATTATGTAGGTTTTAAATATAAATAATTAATTTAATTAATTTAATTAATTATTTTTTCAAAAAATTATTTTCTTTTAGGAATGTATAAAATGGGAGGCGGTTTAATGCAACTCGTAGCTTATGGTGCTCAGGACGTATACCTTAAAAACCTGTAGGGTAGAAAAACAACAGGGAATATCGAAAAAATAAGATATTCATAAAGCCTTTTGTGGACATCCTTTAGGATACCACTGTTGTTAATTAGGGAAATTATGATGATTTATAATTTGAAAAACCCTAGTGAGAAAATCAAACTGCTTGAAACCCCTAAAATTTATTCTACTAAGCAATTTTTGTGAAAAAATTGTGGCCAAGACAAAAAACTTGGGTATAGTAATAATGAATAAAATGATATTAATTGTATAGATTAATTGAAATGGGCAATGAGCATCCAAGCTTCTTTAAATAATAAATAAAATGATATAAAAATAAAACATAATAGACAAATAAATGTCTTGCACATCAAAAATATGCGATAAATGTAAAATTAGTTATTCATTTGACAACTACAGACAATATAATGATAACATCTTTGGTATCACTTGTAAAAGTTGTTTAAATGAAATGGATAAAATGAGGAAAAAAAAAAATAGAGAAAGTAAAGCAAATAATACTTTTATAAAATGTGAAAAATGCCAAGAAGAAAAGGCTTTAAAAAACTTTGCTAAACTTAAGAAATATTATAAACGAAAGATTTGTATATCTTGTTATCCATTATTTTTAAGAGAACAAAAAACGGAGTGGTGTAAAAATGCACATAACACAAATATGAATTATAGAATTAAAAAGTCATTGGCAGCACGATTACGAACAGTTCTCGTTAAAAAAACTTCAACTATGAATTATATTGGATGTAATATTCAATATTTAAGAGAATGGTTTGAATATAATTTTACAGATGAAATGAATTGGGATAATTATGGTTCATTTTGGTCAATAGATCATATTATACCGGTGTGTAAATTTGATTTAACAGTTGAAGATGAAAAATTAAAATGTTGGAATTGGTCAAATTTAATGCCAGTAACGATAAATTATAATTCATCTAAAAAATTGATAGATATAAATCAAGTAAAATATATTGTAAATAAATTAGAAAAATTTAAAGAAGAAGGTTCAACGACTAAATGGTTTTCGAGCGAATTTATATTAAATGAAAAACTAGTTGAAATAAAAACTAATATAAATTTGTTTTAAGATATAGTCTAATCCTTATTGAAAAATAAGGTAGAGGAAATGTACAGGTAATCCTCAAATTACTTTCTGGAAAGTTACTTATCGTAGATATACTAACTTTGCCATCGAATCTATTGAACAAACATTCAATGGTCAAGCTGATTTTGGACGCAGAGTTCAATGTACTATCAGCAGAAACGGTGATCTTGCTTACAGAACCTACTTGCAAGTCACTTTACCCGAAATTAACCAACTTATGGGTATCGCATCCTTCGCTGCTGGCGTAGGTTCTGGTGTCTATGCCCGTTGGTTGGATTTCCCTGGAGAGCAATTGATCGCTCAAGTTGAAGTCGAAATTGGAGGTCAAAGAATTGATCGTCAATATGGTGATTGGATGCATATCTGGAACCAATTGACTATGACTTCTGAACAAGAACGTGGTTACTTCAAGATGATTGGTAACACCACTCAACTCACCTTCATTACTGATCCTTCCTTCTCTGAAGTCGATGGTCCTTGTGACTCCTTGGCTCCTCGTCAAGTTTGTGCTCCTCGTAATGCTCTTCCTGAAACTACCCTATACGTTCCTCTTCAATTTTGGTTCTGCACCAACCCTGGTCTTGCTCTTCCCTTGATTGCTCTTCAATACCACGAAGTCAAGATTAATCTCGATATCAGACCTATTGATGAATGTTTATGGGCTGTTACTACTTTAAGCTGCAATTCTGGTGCTGCTCCTTTAGGATCAACCAGTGTTCAACAAAATACTTATGTTGGTAACCAATATGCTCCTGGACGTCCTGTTCCTGCTGCTATTGCCTACAATCAATCTTTGGTTGCTGCTTCTTTGTATGTTGACTACGTCTTTTTAGATACTGATGAGCGCCGTAGATTTGCCCAAAATCCTCACGAATACTTAATTACTCAACTCCAATTCACTGGTGATGAGTCAGTTGGTTCCTCTTCTAACAAGATTAAGCTTAACTTCAACCACCCTGTTAAGGAGTTGATCTGGGTTGTCCAACCTGATCAAAACGTTGATTACTGCTCATCCCTTGTTTGCGATGCTCTTTTATTCAAGGTGCTTGGTGCTCAACCTTTCAACTACACTGATGCTATTGATGCTCTTCCCAATGCTATCCACGCTTTCGGAGGCCCCGCTTCAATTGCTCAAGACTCTCGTTCATACATTGATGCTCAAGGTCTTTTCGATGATGCCGGTGCTCTTGATTATGATATTCCTGCTGGTTTCACTGGATACTGGCACGGTCCTAACAATCCTTACAATGAGCCAAACTTGGGAGGTGACTCTGCTTCTAATGTTGACCCCGCCCTTATTGCTGCTCTTGCTGGTCTTCAACGCAGTCATAACGAAAACTCCACTGTCTCTGATGCTGGAACCTTCGTTCTTTGCGAGACTTCCCTCGACATGCATTGTTGGGGACAAAATCCAGTTGTCACTGCTAAGCTCCAATTGAACGGACAAGACCGCTTCTCTGAGCGTGAAGGTTCATACTTCTCTTGGGTCCAACCTTACCAATCACATACCAGAAACCCTGATGAAGGTATTAACGTTTACTCATTTGCCCTTCGCCCAGAAGAGCACCAACCATCCGGGACGTGCAACTTCTCCAGAATTGATAATGCAACTCTTCAATTGGTCTTGTCTAACGCAACTGTTGAAGGAACTAAGACTGCTAAGGTTCGTGTTTATGCTACTAACTACAATGTGCTCAGAATTATGAGTGGTATGGGAGGGTTGGCATATTCAAATTAGAGACCTTATATCGTCTTGTTTTTATTTATATATTTTAATATTAAAAATTTAAATACTTATAATTGTATTTTAATATTAAAAGCAAAAAACAATATAAATATAATCATATAATTAATATATAAAATGAGTTTTGATATCGTCAATCTTATTGAGAGCAATCCAATCACTAAATTTTATGGTGATTATCAATCTAAATTGATTGAAAAAATAAAAAAATATTTTACAAACTATGAACAACAATTATTTTTATCGAGTTTTTATTGCTATTTAAAATATGATTCAAAAAATGATTTTGTTATTGACTTAGATAATGTATGGAAATGGCTTGATTTTAATCAAAAAGTTAAGGCTAAGGTATTGTTAGAAAATCATTTTAAAATTAATGTTGATTATAAAAAGTTGCTTTCCCATATGGGAAAGCAAGATGAAAAAATACATGGTGGTCACAATAAAGAAATATTTATGTTAAATATTGAAACATTCAAAAAATTTTGTCTTAAAGCAGGAACTAAAAAAGCAGATGAAGTCCATGAATATTTCATTAAGTTGGAAAATATTATGTTTGAAATAACAAAAGAAGAATGTAATGAATTAAAACAACAATTACTACAAATTGAAACAATTAAAAATAAAGAAATGGAAGAAAAAGTAATTAAACAAAATGAAAAAACATTATTAGAAAAATTTTCACATAAATGTTCATTAATTTATATTATAAAAGTCAAAACTTATGAAAATGGTGAATATGTTGTAAAAATTGGTTACAGTGATAAAGGAATTACATGTAGATATAATGGACATAAAACTAGTTATGATGAGTGTATTTTATTAAATTGTTTTTTAGTTGATAAAAGTAAAGATTTTGAAGGGTTTTTACATAATCATAATTTAATATATCCAAATAAATGTAAAACATTAAAAGGACACGAAAAAGAAAATGAATTATTTTTTATTGGTAAGAATTTAACATATCAAATATTATTAAAAATTATTGATGACAACATTAATAATTATAATTATAAGGTTAGTGAGTTATTATTAGAAAATCAATTATTAACGTCCAAATTAGAAACAAACCAAAATAATATTAATAATAATGAAGTAACTGAATTAAAGCAAATGATAAAACATTTATTAAATAAAGTATCCTCTCTCGAACAAACAAATCAAGAAATTTTAAACAAATTAAATTCTCAACAGACAAAAGTTACAACTGGTTTCAATCAACAACTACCAAACTTAGGACCGAGACTTCAAAAAATTAATCCAGAAACATTAGAATTAGTAAAAGTATATGAATCTGTAACAGAAGCTATGAATGAAGATAAAAATATTAAAAGACCTAGCGTTTCAAAAGCTGTTGAAGAAAATACTATTTATTGTGGTTTTCGTTGGTTGTTAGTTGAAAGAAATTTAGACCCAAATATTATTTATAATATTGAACCAACGAAGCAAACCAAAGAACAGAATTTAGGCTACATTGCTAAAATAAACGCACACAAAACAGAAATAGTAAATGTGTATCTAGATAGAAAAACAGCAGCCCGTTCGAGTGGATATCAAAGTTTATCTGCGTTAGATAATCCTGTAAAAAATGGAACTATAACAAATGGATATTATTATGCGTTATATGATAATTGTGAAGAAGAATTAATACAAAATTTTGAAGAAAAAAATGGTCCACCATTATTATATAAAAATGGCATAGGACAATACGACCTTAATAATAATTTGGTTAAAGAGTTTTCGTGTAAATATGAATGTATTAAAGAATTAAAAATAAGTGATAAAACATTAGCAAAAGCATTAATAAATAATATTCCATATAATAATTTTTATTACAAAGAATTGGGAAGTAAATTAGCAGTAAAACAATAATTATTAATTAAAAATAATAATATAAAAAGAATAATATTAATATACTTATTATGTGTCAATTTGATGATTATGTTGATAAAAAACCATATTTTTTATTATATGGAGGAAATGGATGGATTGGTTCAAAAGTATATGATTTGTTAGTTAGTATGGGATTAAAGGTAGAAAAATCAAAATGTAGAGCTGATGATTATGAATCTGTAGAAACAGAGATTAACTCACTTGATGGTTTAACACACGTTATGTCATTTATTGGAAGAACTCATGGAACATACGAAGGTGAAACTATTTCAACCATTGATTATTTGGAAAAACCTGGTA